ATCTTCTTTAATGATTTGTGAAAATTATATATACATAACTGTTAAATATTCAGGAAACGATGAAAATCTTAAATTTTGGGAAATTCGTATTTCCGAAAAAGATATTGAAAACAGATTGTTTTTCACAAAGGAAGAAGCGGAAAATTTCGTAATAACTTCGGGAAAGGACAGTGAAAAACAATGAAAGAAACATTAAAAGTCAAAGATATTCTTTCGCATTGCGAAGAATCTGCGAAAAAGTGCAGAATTTTAGCAGATAAGGCAATCGAGAATGTCGGTCATGGAGAAAGTGAAGAATCAGCGATTGGGGCGTGTGCGTTCTTCATGCAGGAGCAGAGAATGTATCGGCAGATTATACCGGACATTATAAAAGAGCTTGCAGAAAGTGAGGATAAGGAATGAACAGCATTGTAATTGTCGGTCGGGCGGTCAGAGACGCAGAAGTGAGATATTCCACAGGCGAAAAGTCAACAGCATTTGGAAATTACACACTTGCAGTTGATAGACCGTACAAAAAAGATGGAGAGAAAGAAACAGATTTTATCATGTGCAAAGTTGTTGGAAAGACCGCTGAATTTGCCGAAAAGTATATCACAAAAGGCGTGAAGATGATTGTTCGTGGTCGTATGCAGATTGATAACTATACTGACAAGGATGGAAACAAAAGGCAGTCAGCATATATTTTCGTTGAGCAACAGGAATTTGCAGAGAGTGAAAGCGCAAGTCAGCAGAATAACAACAATGTACAGGCTGGTCCGTCGCCTTATGGAAATATTCCTACTGATTCGGATGGATTCATGCACATTCCGTCAGATATAGACGATGAAGTTCCTTTTGTATAGATTGGAGTGACGAAAAATGACAATACAAGAAGCAATCGGAATGCAAGAATCAATTAAGAGATTTCATAGATACGATGAAGAAGTCGAAAGTAGTTGCGATATGGCAATACTAGCATTGGAAAAGCAGATACCTAAGAAATACGAGTTTAAGGACAGAGTACCGTATTGCCCATGTTGCGGAGAAATAGCCACAACAAATACAGGGGATAGTTTTCTTGATTACTGGTTAAGTTTTTGCAATAAGTGCGGACAAAAATTAGGGAGTGATAAATATTGAGTTATCAAAACTTTAGACAGATAAAAGCTATTGAGCAGAAGAATAAACAGCGGTTGCTTGAGGTTAATTCAAAATTAGACGATGAAAGCGGAATTTACTTTCTGGCAAGAGAAGATGAACAAGGTTTCCGATACGCTTATGTCGGACAGGCAGTACATATTTTAACGAGATTAGCACAACACCTATCTGGATATGAACAGCATATTGACCGTTCTCTAAAAAAGCATGGGTTGTACTCAGAAGATAATACATATGGGTGGAAAGTTGGATGCATGCACTTTTCAAAAGATAAACTCGATGAAGCTGAGAAGTATTTTATAAAAGCGTATGCAGATAAAGGTTACCAGTTACGAAACAAAACTTCTGGCAGCCAAGGCGAGGGAAAGTCGCAGATTGCAGATTACCGACCGCAGAAAGGCTATCATGACGGTTTGAAACAAGGTAGATTGAATTTGGCAAGGGAATTATCATCTATCGCAGAAAAGCACCTTAAAATCGAAATTAGAGATGACAAGAAGAACAATAAGATTTCACAGAGACAGTTTGAGAAGTTTAAGGAACTGTTAGGAACCGAAAATTATATGGGAGGAAATTAAATGTGTAACATGAACAAAATTTTAGAAAAAGCAAAAGAATTAGTAGCAATGTTGGAGGAAAAGGAAATATCGGATAAAGTTGAACTTTCCACAGTTTCTCCGGGCTGTGTGATTGACCTTGGGGAAGATGAATTTGTGGTGTTAGACCATGATGATGGCGGAACATTGATTATTTCAAAGGGTTTCATGGAAGAAAATGTGAAATTTGGTGATAACACTGATTTCAATGGTTCTAATGTGCAGCGTGTGTTGTATGAAGATATTCTTCCGAAGATTGAAGCAACTGTTGGAAAAGACAATGTTCTTTCACAGACTGTGAAATTAACAACAGTTGATAATCAGAATATTTATGAAGATGTGACTGGAAGAATCCGGTTACTGACATTTGATGAAGTTAGAAAATACAATCCGTTGATCGTGAATAAAGATTTGGATGATTATTGGTGGACAATGACTCCGTGGACAAGCAATGATAGATGGAAATATCCAATCGCCGTTGTTTCGCCGGTTGGCGTCGTCGACTACAGGCGCTACTATGGCAGCTGCGGTGTTCGCCCAGTTTTGTATCTTAAATCTAATATCTTTGTATCTTTGGGAGGAAAATTCGATGAGAAATAAACTTGAGCAAAAATTAAATGAACTGGAACGGAAGTTAGACGACGGTTTAAATGAATTAAAAAAGTTAAAAGCAAAATTAGAAGCGGAAAAGCTCGCAGGATTAAAAATCGGAGATACCTTTGAATTAATTGGGAAGAAATGGAAGATTCTGGATTCGAATGAAAATGACATGCTATGCATTTGTATGGAATCTCTAGGAGATAAAACATTTGCTTCAGAATGCAACAAATGGACATCAAGTAATTTAAGAAATTATCTCAATACAGAAATATATAAAAAAATCTGTGAAGAAATTGGTGAAGAGAATGTGATTGAGTTTGAACGCAATCTGTTGTCTCTTGATGGTCAAACAGAGTACGGAGCTTGCAAAGATTTTGTTTCATTGATTTCGATTGATGAATACAGAACGTATCGAAGTCTGATTCCAAATTTTGATGAATGGTGGTGGATGCTTTCACCGTATAGCACAAAATGTAACGAGGATTCAAGTTATGTTTCCGTTGTTTCGCCGGTTGGCGGCATCGGCTTCGGGATCTACTATAACGGCAGCGGTGTTCGCCCAGTTTGTATCTTTTCATCTACGCTCTTTGAATCAGAGGATGAGTAAATGGCAGAAACAGAGTTGCAGGTAATTTTAAAAGCAATGGAACTTTCCGAGCATACATTGAGACTGACATCGAACTGTAACCGTTATCCAAAAAAATATCGGTTTTCACTTGTAGATAAAATGCAAAATAAATGTCTTTGTATCTACGAATCGTTGATGGAAGCAAACCGGACTGACATAAGAGAATATAAACGTGAACGTCTGGAATTGCAGACCAAAGCGATTACATATTGCGATGAGATGTTGTTTTATATCGAATTATCTATGAAACTAAACATCATCAATACAAAAAGCATGGAATATTGGTCGAAAATGGTAAAAGATATTAAACACATGACGATCGCTTGGAGGAAGAAAGATAGAGGAAGATAGTAAAATCATAGGTTATATATCGTTAAACCGTTGTTTCGCCGGTTGGCGACATCAACAACAGGAACTACAATAACAGCAACGGTGTTCGCCCATTCTGTATTACAGACAGTCGGAGTAGGCAGCAAGCTGAAACCAGAGAAAGAGATACAAAAAGATGTATGACCTTCCCCAAATGGGTAAATACAAAGGAGTTTATGAAATGGACAAGGACATTATTACGAATTTTGAAAATCTGTACCGCGCTTATAAAAAAGCGAAACTTGGTAAAAGTCATAATGGAAGTTGTGCAAGATTTCAAAATATGAGTCTTGAGGGAATTCATCTGCTGAAAGAACAATTAGAAAACCAGACGTATCAGATTGGAAAGTACAGTCAGTTTAAGATTTATGAGCCAAAAGAGCGAGTGATAATGTCCTGCTCATTCAAAGATAAGGTTGTTCAGCATTGTTTGTGTGATAATATCTTGCATCCACGATTGCAAAATGTGTTCATTGAAACTAATTCTGCCGGGCAAGTTGGTAAAGGTACGTTATTCGGTATGGATAAGTTGAAAGAACAAATGCTGGCATTCTATAGAGAACATAGAATAGATGGTTGGATTTTGAAATGCGACATTGCAAAATTCTTTTACAGTATCAACCATGAGGTCTTGAAAGATATTGTGGATTACTATTTTCCGAATAGTTATACAACATGGTTGAACCACTTGTTTATTGATAGCACGAACGGTTTTGGACTTCCACTAGGAAATCAAGTTGCACAAGTATATGCCTTAATGATGTTGGACTGCATTGATCATATGATAACTGGAGAGCTTGGAATCAGATATTACGGTCGATATATGGATGATTTCTATTTGATACACTACGATAAATCATATTTGAAATACTGCCTTCTTTATATAGAAGAAATGGTTTCAAGTTTAGGATTATCACTGAATGGGAAAACACAAATTTGTCCGTTCAAAATGGTATTCGGTATCTTGGGTTTCATCATTATATGACGAAAGATGGAGAATATATTCGACGGTTGAATTCCGAAAATAAACGTAGAGCGAAGAAGAAAGTCAGAAATATGTTGCGATTGTTAAAAGCAAGGAAAATAAGTGAGAAAGAATTTCAAAATAAGTACGGTTCGTGGAAGAATCATGCCTCACATGGAAATACAGTGAAGCTGGTACATTCAATGGATTTGCACATAAAATCAGAGATTGAGAAAGGATAGGTTATATAAAACGGTAATTTTATGATAACGGAGTACCTCTGAAATGAGCGGCTGGATAAAAATACATAGAGACATTTTGTATCACGAAATATGGAGTGATAAGCCATTTTCAAAAGGGCAGGCGTGGATAGACCTTATTCTACTGGCGAATCATTCAGACAATAAATGCATGGTCGGGAATAAGGTGGAAGAAGTTAAACGTGGTAGTTTTATCACATCAGAATTGAAATTGATGGACAGATGGGGATGGGGCAGAAAAAAGGTTCAGTTGTTCTTGAAGTTTCTGGAAAGTGAATCCATGATTGTCCGAAGTGCGAACAACAAAAGAACAGCAATAACCATTGTGAATTATGATGTTTATCAATATCAGGGAACATCAAAAGAACAACAAAAGAACAACAAAGGAACATCAAAAGCACACAAACAAGAAAGAAAGAATGAAAAGAATGTAAGAAATTATAATAATTTCGAGCGTAGGAAGTACGACATGGATTCACTAGAAAGTAAGTTGATGGAGGTGAATATGAATGGCAAAATCAATAAAGCATAGTTTCAATGGAAGTCCAAGGAAACAGTCGATAGGATACAAGACTGGTAATATGGCAGCTTTTATGTATGCCGGTTCAAAACGAAAGAGAAAGAAAAGGGTGAAAGGAAAATGAAAAACGTGATTAGGAGTATCCGGAAAGGTTCTGCGCAGTGGAACGAGGAAGACCGGCTTAAGATAGCAACGTTGTTATTAAAGGCTGGATACTCTGTCAGAATTGGCAGACAGCAGATTCCTGATTCTGGCAATAAAAAGCAGATGGAGTATACAGTGGAATACTGGGAGGAAGAGTGAATGAGTTGGGCGAACAAAGCACATAAGCGGATAGAAAAACAGAAAGAAGATGAAAAGTTCAATCAAGATGTGAGAAATGCAATGGATTTATTTTTTTCTCATAACGGCAGATTATCTTCACAGGCATGAGTGATATTCAAAAAAGAGACTTATTAGGTTCATCGATTTTGCAGTTCAACAACTGCATTACGCGGAAGAAGATAGTAACTACTTTCTCTTGATGAATGAAGCGTTATGTGACGAAACCGGGATAAATGTTTTAAAGGGATTTGTGAGAAAGAAAAAGAAATATAAGAAGTGACAACAGGAATTTTGATACTGGCAGCGTTTCTGATCGGAGCAATGGTCGGGTACTGCTGCGGAAAGGATGAATAATATGGAAAAGGAATTTACAAAAGCAGATTTGAAAGATGGTATGGTGATTGAAACAAGAGAAAGAGGAAGATACCTTGTGCTTGGAAATATAGCTACAAGAAATAATGGTTACAACAAGTTAAGCAGATATGGGGATGATTTAACAGAACATTCATTTCACAATAAAGCATATGACATTGTTAGAGTTTTTAAGGTAAGGAATGATTGCTCGAGCAATTTAGAAGGTCTACTTGAAGATTGCAATCTTGAAATTATCTGGGATCGCAAAGAAACCAAGCGCATGACTGCCGAAGCAATGCGACAGAAGTTGGAAGAACTGACAGGAGAGAAGATTGAGGTTGAACCAAGTAGAGAAGAGATGATTGGTGCGTGTTATGAGTTCTGCAATAAAAGAAAATGTTTGAGCACATGTGCTTTGAGAGATAGCGGAACTTGCACTTTTAGAAACTATTCCGATGAACAATTAAAAGAATGCTACGAGAAGGCGATGAAAGATGAACGAAAAGAAAGTTAGAGAAGCGATATATTGCATGAAGTCATTTGCAGACGATACAGTGTGTGAAGAGTGCGATAACTATGATAGATGTGATCATACAATGGTTGCCGATAATGCCAGAACTGCAATCGAAGCACTGGAAAAGCAGTTGCCGAAGAAGCCGATTGAATATGAGGATAAATATTACGCTTGTCCAATTTGTGGAAATGTACTTATGCATAAATATGAAAAATACCCAACGATTCTTGCAGATAGGAAGAACGGATTGCCATGTTGTTTGTCTTGTTTGCAGGTGATAGATTGGTCGGAGAGTCAGACAAGATTTAGACAAGAAAGGAATGGATATAAAAATAAAATTAGAGACAAAAGGAATGGAATTAAATATAAAAAAGGTCATGCAGTAGCATTTGATTTTGATGGAGTGATACACAAATATTCTAAAGGTTGGCAAGATGGAAGTATTTATGACGAGTATAACCCTGGAGTCTTAGATTTGATATTGCTTTTGAATACAATGAAGGTACCCGTGTTTATTTTATCAACAAGAGAACCAAAACAGATTAAAGAATGGTGGGATAAGCAAGGGTTTAGTATGAAAGCAGAAATTATTAATTCTGACGAAACATTTTTCAAAGAACTTAGTTTTGTTGGCATAACGAGAACAAAGTTGCCGGCACAGATTTGTGTGGATGATAGGGCGTATCGATACACAGGACAAACAGTAAAAGAGTTCCTACTTGATTTTACGGAGGTGGAGTGATGAAAATTCCGAAGAAAGTTCAAAGACTTATTGAACGGCGCGAGAAACTTGCAAAGAATTTGATTGACGTATGTAATGAATTAGACACATGGCTTGAAAAGAATGGCGCAGATTTTAATGATTCTGATTTAGTGGACAGCACGGTGACAGGATGCAGGATTTATTGTGAGCCGGAAAATGCAAAAAGTGATGTTGAAGATTATATAAAAAATAGAATGTGAATTATACTTAGGAGATGAACTATATGGAAATATTAGAGAAGATTTTGGAAGAGGTAACGCAATATACAAAAGATGTATACGAATGCGATCTTGACGATATCGTTGAGTATCAAAGAAGAAACAAAGAGGATAAATGTACATATATTGTACAAGGAATTGAAGAAGCAACAGAGTTTATCCGTTCACACATGGATGAAACTATTTCTGAAATGGAAAAAGTTGAAAAAGAGAAAGTAACAAGCGCAGAGATAATAACCAGACAAATTGATGGAAAACCATATTATCATATTAAGTTTAAAAAAGTCGGTGAAGATGAATACACCATAGGGTACAGTTCTTTCAAATTGGATTATGTTGTTAAATGGCTTAATGATTACTTTGAGTTTTACGGAGAAGCAAAGGTATCTTGTGATGATAACGGTTGGATTCCGGTACAAGGGCGGTTACCGGAAGATAATCATAAAGGAATCTATGATATGCAACTGGTTACTCTTGAAGATGGAGAAGTATGTATGGGAGTGTATAATAATCGCGAAAAAGAATGGTGGACTAGAAAACAAGAGGGAGAAAGATGGTATACAAATAAGCATAATGTTATTGCATGGCAACCTCTTCCAGAACCATACAAGGAGGAAAAGAAATGCTGAGAAAGGCCAAAACAAACGAAGCACAGCGCCGGAAGCAGGCAGAGAGCATCCGGCAACGCGGAATTGAGCAGATGGCAGAGCATGATCCATCCGCGACGGCAAAGCGTCAGATGAATCACAAGCCATATCAGGCTGCGGTGCTGATCCGGGAGCAGGGAGAGCAGATGCGAAGAGAAACAGCAGAATCTTGGTTAAAACGAAAAAATGTATTAATTTAATAGAAAGGAACTTAAGGCTTATGAAATTAGGAAAGTATTTATCCTCATTGACTAAGCCGGAACTTGAAGAATTAAGAGATTTATTAAATTTATCCGATGATGAATATCCGATTTTTGAAGAATTATCTCACGGTAGAAGCAAAGTATATATTTCCGATCAATGTAAAATATGTGTTTCTACCGTGGATAATCGGATAAGAGCAATTCGGAAGAAATTAGAACGGTTACAGAATGGTGGTGTTACCGGTGGCTGAGTTATCAAAAGCTGAATTATTGAATTATGCGGTAGAAAATGGTATAGTTGATATCAACACCATAACCAAGCAAATTGAGATGAATGAAAGAAAAAAATATCTTGAAATGCACAAATATGAAATTTGGCAAGGGGAAAAAGACAACAAATGGTATACTTACTTGCCGGATGATAAGAAAGGGAGGCGTTTACTAAAGCGGATTTCGTTGGAGTCGCTGCAAGAGTGTATTATTTCCTATTATAAAGAAGAAAAATATAATCCAACGGTATATGATATTTTTAAGGAGTGGATTGACGGTAAATTAGATCGTGACGAAATACAAAAATCTACTTGGGATAGATATTACAGACAATACGATGAAAGCATGAGGGACTTTGGAAAAAGAAGAATAAAATCCATTGAGGAATGTGACATTGAAGATTTTATACTTTCTGCTATCCATGAGAACGAGTTGACTTCAAAAGGGTATAGTAATCTACGGACATTAATTTATGGCACGTTTAAGAGGGCAAAAAAGAGAAAGCTGGTCGGATTTAGCATAACAGAAGTGATTTCAGATATGGAAATATCGAAAAAGAGTTTTAGAAAAAATATAAAACAAGACGAAGAGTTGGTATTTTCAGAAATTGAAAAGGACAAAATCATCAATCATATCAAGGATTCAGATATGGATATTATTTCTCTTGGTATACTTTTGTATTTTAAAACCGGTATGAGACCAGGGGAACTAGTAGCGATAAAACAGTCGGACATCAATGAACGTGTTATACATATATGCAGAACTGAAATTTGCTACAAAAATGAAAATAAAAAGAACGT